TGATCTGTTCGCCTTTCGGCTTCTGATGGTTAGATTCGATTTACGATTGTCTTTAGGGTTGCCGTTCTTGTGATGAATATCCTTACCGGCAATCTTACTGGCCCCATATTTCTTCTTAGCGATTCTTCGAGCCTTGTTTCGACTGGAACGTTCAGCGATCGTCTTCGAGCCGTACTGCTCGTACTCACGTCCGTAGTTCCGTTTAGTCAACTTTCCAACCCCCTAGAAGAATAGCTAAGTCTTTACCGTCCACGATGGTGTCCAAGTTAAGGTCCCACGGTGAAACGTACGTGTAGTTTTGTTCAGGCCAAGGCACGACAATAACGACGGGAGGACCCCAGTCAGCCAGTAGATTCCCTAGATCATCACCATCAAACGTCGTTTTAATAACGGAGAACTTAAAGTTTCTCGGGGACTGCACTGGGACGTGCTGGTTGCTGGCCGGAGTCCTACACCACGTGATCCGTAGCTCATTTCCCGTCAACTCCCAGCTATCGAAGGGCAGCATTGGTTGCCCCGGATTTGAAGAGATTGCGGATCCTACGAGCCGTCCCTCTGGTATCTCCCAGCAGTGAGTCATACAGACCGTGCTGTGGTCTTCAAATCTAAGCCTTACAGTCCCTTGATACGTAGTTTTAGGTCCTTCTTCGTAGGTAACGTACTCAACAGTCCACGGATCCTGTGAGATACCCGTGGACACGCTGAGAATCACAAATAGAGTCTTCAGCATTCTTATCCCCTCATAAAGTTGTCTTATAGAAGAGTTTACACCCTTCACCTAGATCCTGTCAGATTCTAGAGGCCCCCCTACCCCCCATTACAGGGATAAGGAGACAGCCAGACTAGGTCTTCACCTGAGTCCTGACGAGTTCTGTCGGCCCAGTCACGTTTCCGTAACCATATAGTCATCCAATTCAGAACCAACTGAGCGGCTTACGTTTACGACCCATGACTCCATCGACGAAATCATCCAGTTCCTTACGCAACTTATCGTCCGCTCTATTCGCCATCGCTTTGTCAGCGTCCTGAGCCATCTGTTCCGTCCAGTAGTTGACCGCAATAGCGAGGACATCAAGCCTGTCGTCATGAGCCAGCGCACCCTTCTGACGGGTCACCCGGCTCATCTGGTACATCATCTGGTATCTCAACGCTTTCTCAGGCGGCAGATGTCTCGTGCTGTCGTAGTCCTTTTCAATCACCCGTTTGTCAATACAGAGGCGATGGCTGTTCATCACAGGTTCCAGCGTGTCGCAGATACGACGTTCCTTCTGGACGCTATGCCGGACTTCCTCGATCGTACATCTGTAGATCTTCCCAAGGATCGGCTTCAGGAGCTGCGTGAACATGCCGTCACCGAAGTTGGACTCCACGACGATCTCGTTGACTTCCTGCTCCTTGGCGACCATAGCCAGCCGTTTCAACGTGTCCTCGCTATAGCCCCCCGGCAGTCCTCCCGCATCCGTCACGAACAAGAACCCGTTCAGCATCTTGACGACAGCGTAAGAAGTCTCGTCCGCACCACGGCCTGACGGGTCAATAGCCATCACTGAGCCTGTGTAGTCAGCCCATTTACCGTCAATTACCGTGAGAGGCCCGTAGAAGCGATCTCCGGGCAGCCCAACGTTCGGCAGGTCCTTGACCATATTCTCTGCTGAAGCCGCCCAGACGGGCTTCTCCGGTCCCTGACGAGGATTCAAAGACATGACGACAAGATCCGACAGCTTCAACGGGTATCTGTCGAGGTCGCTGAGGCTTGGGTCCAGCATGAACTGCAAGGAGAACCCGGTGCGGCCATAGGACGCTTCTCGCTCCATCAGGTCCTGATCGTCGAATCTTTTTGGGTCCGTAGGCTGTCCTACGGTTTCCTCGTCCTCCATCGCCTCTTCGATCTTCGGAGCCAACGTGTCTCCGTACCTCTTGAGCTGGCCCCTTGTCGGGTATCTAGCGGGCCAGATCAACGTCTTGAAGCCTCGCTCAGGCAGGACGCTGTAGATACTGGATTCCGTTTGTGGAGTCCCCAAGAACAGGATCTCTCCACCCGGCTTCAGGACCGCGTCAAACTCCTTGATGGACTCACTGAGCTTGTCACGCATCATTTGGGTGGCTGAGTTGTTCAAGCTCTCCACGTCGTCTGCGACGATCAAATCAGCGCGTGATCCCGTGATCTGGCTGGAGATACCTTTGGAAACGACTGAGGGGGCGTGGGAAGCTGGAGCTGGGCCAACGTCAAACGCGATCTTGCTGTTCCTCTGACTATCGGTAGGAATCAGGTGCCGAAGCATCGGCATGTCTGATATCAGCCGCAAAGTAAATGTTGAGAAGTCATCAGCTCGTTGTTTCGAGCCGGATACGACCATTATGTTCTTTGTCGGGTCCAACAGTAGGGAATGACATACGTACGCGGACGTAATCCAAGACTTACCCACGCCCCTGAATGCTTGAACGACTCGTCTTTTCGGTCCTGACTGGATGTAGTCAGCAATGTCGTACTGAATAGGAGTAGGGTCCGGTAGACCCAAATGATCCCAAGCCAGATACAGGAAGTTCCGAAAATCTTTAAGCCGGTCATCCATTAACGGCCGCCACCTCCGACTGGAGTGCCGCCGCCCCCGGAACCGGGATCGCTTTGCATGGAGTTAGATGCGCTGTACTTCTGCTTTTTGCCAATCTTACGCTTGTTCATGACGACATTACGCTTCTTGACGTAATCATTCACGTCCATCGGACTCAGGAGGTTCCCCTTCACGAGCCTGTCAGATTCTTCCAGCTCTTCCGTTTCAGGAGCGACTGGCGGTCGAAATGACTGCCAAGTTGCCCTAGCGAGTACTTTGTCGGCGTTGTCAATAACACCATCCCCATTCATATCGAAAAGAGGGTCGTATTCTCCGGACGCTATAAGAGCGACAAGTTGGGCTCTCCACGCTTGCCACTCGTCGCCGTCAATAAAACCGTCACCGTCCATATCCAGCATTGCAAGGAATTGCTCGGGTGTTATCGGGTTTCCTCCGCCGTTGTCTCCGTTGTCTCCGTCGTCTCCGTTGTCTCCGTCGTCGGGATCACTACCTCCCGTGTTGCCTTGAGCGTCGGTTATTGAGGGGGTCGTAGGAACCGGAGTAGGTTTATTACTACCAACGCCGCCCGGAGAGGATGGTGAAGGAGGGGGATTCATCCCATACTGAGTCGTGCATTGTTTGAAGTTTCTTCCTACGCGCTGATTGCACGCCGGACTCGAATAAGTCTTAACCTTACCACTTCCACAGTCCCCGCAGTCGCCCTCGCCGCAATCACAGCCTTTTCTTTTCTTTCCAACTTTCTTCATCACGCTACCTCCGTGTCTACGTTAAACGGAAGCGTCTTAGCCAAGTTGTTCAACGGCTCGCTTGCTTCCATTATTGCGTCAATGCCGTTGTCCTTAAGAAATGCGCGAGCAACACTAAGCTCTGCGGCTGTAGCCTCGCCTGATCGAATCTTATGTAGAAGGTCCTCTGCAAGATGCTTATGAAGTTCTTCAAGAATATCGTTCACTAGCCCTGACCCCCTACGTAGTTGATGACAAATCCCGCAACAGCTCCGACTGCGGCAGCAATCCCCAGCAGCCATGACTTCGACTGCTCAAGATCTCGAAGCCGTTTGTCGTGCCTGTCCAGCTCTTCATCGTGAATTGCTTGCCTAGCAATAAGCGCGTCTACTTTGCCTTCAAGACGGCCTAAAGCAATCAGTATCTCGTTGTCCATCAAGTCGCTCCGAGCCTCGTAAATGTCAAGTAAGTGAGGTTGAATGTCGAGTTTCCTTTCAGGTCCGCTCCTGAGTTGCCCGCAGACAGTTTGATCTTAACTTTGTTGTCGCTGACGTTTGTCACGTCAATCATTGACGACATACAGAGTGTATCGTTTGTACCTGCCGTAGCTACGGATCCCCAGCTCTGAGCGACCCTAACTTCGGTACTGCCGCCAGATCCCGTAGTCGCAAACAAGTCTGCGGCAATCACTGCGACATCTGCGCTGTTTTTAGTGACCCGACCGTGAAACTCAACCATCCATTTGCCTGTCTCGGGGAACGTGAAGGTGCCGCTGGTCTGAGCCATGTGAGAACCTACGCCCGTCCCCTGCACGGAAGTGTCTACTTTTTCCCACGTATTAGCTACGATCGCTTCTGATGTCCCGATCGCAAAGTCAACCGTCAGCCTCCACTGCCCTACGTAGCTCGGCAAGTAGTGATCGTCTAGGTTTCCTTCGGCGTTAAGGATTGCGACTTTGTTTGCGGACCCGGACCCCGGTTTCGATGACGGATTGGCGAGCGACTTCTCCGTCGCCACGACAACGCCGTCAGTCATTCCTGATGTTACTTTAGTTACCATGTTTCCCTCCTATTAGGCCCAGTACTCGGTTGCTGAAAGAAGCGACATGCCTCGACGATGGAAGCCGTCCGGGGTGCCTTGATTAAAGTCGCTATGGATCCCGATGTCCACGTCATCATGGTTGTTGTTAGCGAAGAACACGTGGAAAGTCAGTGTTGATCCAACGTCTCCAGATTCCACGGTGTACAAGTAGGAAGCGTTCTGGGAGGCTTCAGATCCGTGCTGGTCCTGTCCTCCATCGCTACCGTCTTCAGTAAGCGCGGTCGATCCGACAGGAGTATAGATACCGTGCGCATTTGAAGCGTTGTAATCCGGTGTACCGTTTTCCCCGGCCCCTCTCGCCCTCAGTACGGTCGCGTTGCTCAAGTCCGACCCCGAAAACTGCGAATCCGTAAGAGGTGCATCGCTTTTCGTTTTACCGAATAGCACGTGTCCGTACGGAGCTTCAGAAATTATATGGCTTTCAAACCTAAGCTCAATCTTGTTCCCCGCCAGTTTCGGGGCGATAGAAACTTCAAAGAACACGCGCTGAAAATCCGATCCCGAAGCCGACGCATCCCCAAACAAGGATTCACGGTCAGTAGCCGTAACCTTCACGTAATCCGTAGCCACTCCCGCAGCAACCTCGGATTCTGTCGTTCCGTTGCTGACGAGGTACAGCCTACAGACAGTGTCCATCGGGCAGTCCGATAGTCTATACGGCCGGTCTTCTTGAAAGAACACTTTCTGAACGAGTCCACCGGGCTGCTTGACGTAGCCTGTCGTCGTTTCGATGTTTCCATTAGCTAGAGTAATGTTGCCCGTAGACAAGCTGATGTCGCAGTTGTTGCCCAGCGTGATATCTGCGCTGTTGGTTACCGTGACACCACCCGATATTTCCGTAGTGCCATTTACGTCCAGAACGGTTCCCCCGGACATCGTCAACGAACCCGCAGTCACGGACAGACCCGCAGGGGTCGAAATCAACCCCGTGTTCGTCAGTGTCCCCGCGTTTGTGATGTTTCCCGTGTTTACGACGTTACCGCCATAATCCACGTAGAACAGGCTGCTGCCGTTCCTTTCAACATCTACGGCTTTCGTACTGCTGGATATAGATGTCTGTCCTGACACAAGGATTTGACCGAAGTCGTCGTTAGTCCCCGAGTTCACGTCGTGGCGCAGTTCGACACCTGCCGTGTTCCCCGTGCTGTAGTCGCCGACTTCGATCGCGTTCTCCGTAGATGAGCTTCGGATTTCAACCTGAGTAGCTGCGGTTCCTACGCCCGTACCGACTCGGAACTTTCCGTCACTCGTAAACGCGGCTTGGTTCGTTCCTCCAGAGTTCTTAAACTCCATCGTGTTCTGCCCGGTAACGCTGTCGCCCTGCTGAACCTTCATGGCCGGTGCCGTGCTGCTGGAGATGAACGGCTGCAACGCCTGTCCTCGCGACACCCCGAAGTTCCTAATCTGAACTTTCTCTGAAGTGCCGACAATGTTGTCCTGATCGAGCAGTGTTATTCGGACGCTGTCGTTCGCGTTCTGCGTGATCGTGTAGTCGTCCCCCGGATGCTGGATGACTCCGCTGACTTCGACGATGTACGTGTTAGCTTCCAGAGATGCGGGAGCAACAGGGAAGTCATAGACAGCGTCGGCCCCGGTATCGGTGAAATCATTCCCGGTCAGCGAGAACGACTCTGGGCTTGACAGGCTTTGAACGCCCCCTGCTTCAATAGCATCCGCAACGAACTGCATTGTCGCGGCGTGGTTTCCCGAGATCGGGGTCGCGATGTTCTTGATGATTCGGTTGCCTGCGTCATATCTGTTGTCAGTATCCACAGGAAGAGAGCCTACGCCCTTGTCTTCTTGCTCTTGGAGACTGAACAGGAGCTGGCTACTCTGTGAGTTCAGGTCGCTCGCTTTCAAGACCGAACCGTCGTTGAACGTTCTGGTCAGGTCGTCGATCGGAGTTGTCCTCGCGATACGAACTACGTCACCGTTAGCGATCACGTAGACGCTACCAGATGATCCGTATTTCGCGGCATCAATCGTCACCGTAAGGTTCGGGGTCTCCGAGATCGTGATATCCGCAGCGTCTACCGTATACACGGTCCCTGACGTAGACGTGATTGAAACGCCGAGATGTGAGGTAAGCAAGTAACTTAGGCTAACGGAAGAGAATGCGGTTTGGTTACCCGTTACTGTATAGTCAACGTAACTATTCGGCATAGGTCCTCCTAATTATCGTCCACGGGAAGTGGAAGGTTAGAGATTGCGATATCTGACGCTTGGTTGATTACCGGGAGATTCCCGAACAATGTAAGTTTCTTTGCGTCCCTTAAGTCTTTCTGACTCCAAGGGTCGTCTGCTTGAATCGTGCTTTGAATGGCTTCTATTCCGAACCGTATAAACGAATCGGCCATAGCGAACGGGACTGTCCCCGAGACCATATTAGAGGCCAGCCCGGTAGTCCTCGCGTTTCTTCCGAATGGCGCGTCATATCCGGCAATGTTAAACCCGGTATCGGCCATAGCTAGCAAATACGTAGAATATGAAGACTTGAACGCTCCAGACATTAGGATCCGTTCCGTCGTCATATTCTCTTTGAAGTACTGCTCTCGATCGTTGCCGGAATACTTCAGGCTTCTTCCGTACCCGAGCAGTGTGTACCCAAGTGCGCCGAGACCCGCAGAGCCGATCAAGTTCACGGCCTCTCTCATGTCGCCTCGCGCAATCCCTGCTGCTACCTGTTTTCCTCTGGAGGCCATCATGAAGACTCGGTACTGAGTCAGGAGTTTGAAAATAGGCCCCTTGTTCATCCAAGCTGGCATTTCACCGAAAGTCTGACGTTGAACCATGTTGTCTACCTGTCTTCTCATTGCGAGAGCGAGCAGATCGTAAGCGTGCTGGTCCTTCACCTTCGTGAAATCGACATCCTTTACCTTATAGTTACCGAAATGGCCGGGGCGGACAGATACGACCTCTTCGTCAGCCAACGCAGTAAAGATTCGTTTTGCTTCTGCTTCAGACAGCCCCAGCTCCATAAACCTCTGCTTCCCGTTTGTCCAGAAGCTCTGCTGTAGCACGGGTTTACCGTTCTTCATTTGATAGGCTTCGTTGACAAACCGCTGGAACGCGGCCTTCGTACCCCACCGCCTCAGGAACGTGTCCATAGGCACGATTCCCAGCGGGTTCAGGATAGAGGCTGACCTGCCCATCTCTATCCACTTACGTATTCCGGACGAATCAGCAGAGTCTGCCGACATTTCGTCCAATCTTCTTAGGATATGGTCGCCTCTGGCGTAGTCTCCTCCTGAGCCAATGAAAGTCTCAAGTTCCGCCGCGACGTTATCCAACAGCCTGCCGTCAGATCCTCTTAGATTCTTCTCTTTAGTGATGCCAATCAAGAACGTATCTCTGAGCTGGCCTAGAGTCGGGAACGCTTCCAGAGAGTTCGACAGCCCGGTTCTAGCCATGATGCTGGCTATTTCAGGAAGCTGAGCGATACCAAGCAAGGACCCGTAGATTCCCTGAGCCAACGACTGTATCGAGATAACGTTCTTTAGCGTCTTTTCGTCTGCGTCCCAAATGGGCTGCCCGCTCAATCTACGGAGAGCCTTAAGAAAATTATCTCTTGCAAACTCAGCGTCGTCTCCGTCAGGAACCATAGCTCCTAGTCTGCTTGCGACATCCTCAAGAGGGACGTTTTCAAAACCGAGTGCGCCCAGTACTTTCTTAGTTTCGACGGCTCCCAAGACTTGGTAAGCGTACTGATCCGTAATGTCGTTGATATCTCGTTTGAAGAAGTGGTCGATATGGGTGTTGACTCCCCCGATCACGGCTTCGTAGTTTTCGTCAAGCTCAATACGATGCTTTTGAAACCCCTTACTTAGATGAGGGTCTGAGCTTCCGTGAGATACGATCGATTCAAGGACCGCCTGAACCTGCTCTTCAACGTCCCCTTCTATCTTGCCCTCGTCCGCAAGCCGTTGGATGCTGGCTCTAATGCTATCTTCCTGAGCTTTGATAAACGTCATCGTGTTCTTGTTGCTGCGGTGAGCTACGGGGTCAATGCCGAAGGCCACGATTCTTTTAGCGGCTTCTCGGGCAACAGCTTCATTGAACTCGTTGACTCCTCGCCGCTTCGCTGCGCTCTTCATCGACTCTACGAAGAAGTCAACCATCTCTTCTTCGGTGCCTCGACCAGAAAACGAGGTATGTCTGTACACCCTACGGAAATACGTGCTGGGGTCAGGGACTTCGCCCTCAAGGAAGCCGTTCTTAGACAGAACGTTAAACATCTTGTTATGGAACTGCCTGAGAGCAGTGACTGCGTCTGAAACAGGGTCGCCCTGCGTAGGCACGAAAGACCTATCAGTCAGACTCCTAGTGACGGCCTTATCAAAGTCGTCAGGGTTGTTACCTGCGCGTACCCATTCCTTTCTAGGGTTCATCAGCGCGTTCCTAAGCTCACTGACTACTCGGTCCCGATTCAACCCGACAACGGTCACAGCGTTGACCCCGCCGCCTCTTGGGCTTTCCATAAGAAGCCGCCGTGCCTTGTAGAACACGCCGCTCGTCGCCTTCATGCTATCTAAAACGACCGATACCGCCGCAAACCCCCGGTTGACGGTCTTGCCGAAGATCTTGGGGCCTGCTCCTTCCATGAATCGGGCCGCCTTTTCGCGTTTACCCGTGGCGTTGTCCGTCCCTCGTCGTCCGGCATCGGCGGCTGAGTCAGCGTACGCATCCTGAGATACGTCAATGACCTTAACCCCGAGGTCCGTATCCCGCGCTACCTCTCTACCGTCAATAAGAATGACCTCTTCATTAGCGTCCGCCAAGGGGTGAGGAGCGTCTTCTGGGTCCGGATCAGGCACCCTCGTTTTCTTTTGAGCGTCTGCCATCTGAGTCTCGGTGCCGAACGCAACCCGCTTTGTGGTGGGATCAATACGAAGATCAAGGGGTTCTTCAATTTGCCTACCGACTTTACGGCCCAGAACTTCGGCTTCGTCGAACTTGAGCATACCGCCTACGACTCCCTTGCCCTGCCTGCCGTTCTCTTTGACTCGTTTACGTAGTTCCTTTGCCAGATTCTCCGCGTCGTTAATCCCCAGCTCTTCAAGAGTCGCTACGATTTCTCGACGGATAGCGTCCGACTTGATGCGTCCTCCTAGTTTCCAGAGCGCGTTACCTACGTCAGACGAGAACTGAATATCAAACTTCGCTTTATTAATGGTCACGCGAGGCTTTGATGTCTTAAGCGATTTAGAGATGATCGCGGGTTTCTCGGTGATCCGAGTTCCTCTCCTGACGGCCTGCCGGACCTCTGATTTAATCGTAGATCTGAGCGTTGCTGCGCTCTGGTTCTGAGATACGGTCACTCCAAACCTACGCGCCACTTCCGTAAGCTGCTCTACGGTCTTCATGCCAGCAAGAGCATCGTCCAGAGCTGCCATCGCTTCTTCTTCACCCGGCTTGTTTGCCCTGATAACGTCGAATATGGCTTCTCTTTTATCGTCAGCACTCAGCTTCTTGCCACCACGTCTCGTAGGAACGCCGAGTTTGCGGGCAGCCTCATTCAGCTTTTTGCCCTTCAAGTTAATCACTGTGTCCAGAATCTTTTCGTCAGTGATCACTTTAATAGACGGGAGCGAGGGGGCAAAGGTTTCAGCCGCCGCCGTCTCCCCGGCTTCTCTTAGCAGAACTTCAGTTTCCTCTCTTACGGAGTCGTTAATCGCTCTACGCAGTGAGCTGTTGAACGCTTTAGGGAACGCGGTTCCTAATGCGCCTGACAAGACCCCGGAAGCCCCGATTCCAATCAGCATGTCTCCGGGCGTAAGAGTCTTATCCAGAGCGTACCGCGCCCCTTCAAGAGGAACGTCGATAGCGGCTGCGGCGAGCGTAGAGCGCACTCCCGTTGCAATACGTACGCCCCTCGTTATTCGGTTGAGATTACCTGCTGCTGCTGCGGCTCCGCCGAAAGGTCCCGCAACGGCTGACCCAATGACTGTAGCAGCCACGGCTTCAGCACCTGAACCGATGATCGTCGCCAGTACGCCGCTGACCATTCCGTTCTCAAACAGGTCCTTACGGCGTTGCTCCTGTATACGAACGTCGTTGATCTGTTCCAGAAACGCGGGAAGAGAAGCAGGGGACCCGATCCGTCTAAGGGTCCTCTCTGGTATATCCGAAGCGTACTCTTCAATGATCTCCGGAGTCACTGAAAAGTTCGGATCCAGCATCTCGGCCATCGGATAGCTTCGAGATGTCACGTCTCTAATTGCTTCAGCAGTTACTGTTTCGTATTCAAGAGCGGTAAGGACCTTACCGCCAAACCCGAGATCAAGAGCTTCGGGTTGGTTATACAGTCGAGTCAGCTCTTTCTTAGTACGAGTCGCGGGCGTAGAGGGTAGGGACAGCAGCTCAAACGGAGCAATGCGGCTCACTTGCTGTTCTTCCATTTTTACTGGTCTCCGAGATAACGGTTGCCTTCATTAAGCATTCTGAGAAACTCGTCTGCGAATTCAGCTTTTTCTTCGGGACTGCTTTCCCCGACTCGTGGCATAGGCTCACCACCCAGCGTGCTGTTAGAGTCGGTTTTCTTTTCTCGCATTTCAGGCATCTTACTCTGCTTCAAAGACGGGTCAGGCTTGGGCTGCGTAATAGTAAACTCACCCGGCTCTCGGACTCCAAGTTCAATTTCAACCAACTGGTCTCTTACTTCCTTCGTGTGGCCTTGGTCGAAGTACGAATAAGCCTTGGCTATTCGCTTGATGTCGGCTGATGTGAACACGTTGTCGTTTCTGAATGGGTTACTGATCGCAAACGGCAGCTCTCCCTCGATCGCTATCTTGACTTGATACCCGCGCCCAGCGACGTAGTCTACTGAGAGATTCTCCCCCTTGGCGCGGACAAGCTGATACTGTACGTCCGTATCGACAACAGACAGCATTCCAGAAAGCATTCCCCCGACAAAGGGACCATCTGCTGCGTCTTTACCCACGAGCTGCTGGATCTCTTGCATGGCTTCAGCATCCCGTTTGTTAAAAGCGGACTTTGGAACCCTTTTCCCAGCCAAAGAGATCGTGTCTCTATCGAAGGCTTTGATGCCGTATTCGATGCACTCTTCAGGCGTCATGCTAGGTTCAATCAACTTCATCATCGTTGCTCGATCTTCAATGTCGTCAATATGCGCCTGCTGAGACTCGTTAAGTATCGTTTCCTTGCCTACCGTAAGCTGACGCACCTTCTGAGAAAACGCTGATATGTCGAGGTCTCTCCCCTTAATTTGCAGTACTTTCGTCACCGCTTCCGCAGGAGTTTGAGTTTGAATAAGCTCTTCATAAATGTCCATGAGCTGCTCTTGACCACGGTCTCCCGTCAGTCGCCCCTCAAACCCTGCTCGTCCCAGTTGCGCCCAAGGCTCGTAGACTCTTTCGTGGAACTGCTGTGCCTGCGACGCTACGAACTCAGGGTCGATTTCTTGGCCTGCTCCTAGCGTAAAGTTAGAAAGAGCGTCGAAGGCGGACTCTACTTCTCTTTGGAACTGCGAAGGGACTTTACCTGTTTTCATCGCAGCGACAGTTAAAGCGTCTGCGTGGCCCGCTCCTGCTTTTGAAGCGGTCTCATATGCCAGCGTCGTAATTTCATTACGTGCAGATGCCGTGATCTCTCTCATATCCATTTCAATAGTGAAAGACTCTCCATCGTCCGTGTTTATTTGATAGACAACCTTTTCAGAGTCGCTCTGTGCCACCCTTACAAGCTCTCCCTCGTCAAATATGTTCTGGACAGCTACCGCTTCGTCAAAGGATTCTTTGATTACGGTTTCAATGTCTTCGACATTACGCATGTTAATCACGCCTGAATCAAACTTGCTCATAAGGCGGCCTACCGCCATTTGAGATGCTCCGTCTTGCCACCTTCGAGCGGCTTGTTTGAAATTTCCTCCGCGTCTCCGCAATCCGATGTTCGCGTCGATCGTCTTCTGAGCCTTCAGCAGCTCTGATTTCGCGTAATCGCTTTTAAGATCTGCACGAGATCCTTTAGGACCCGTCTTTACGCGTTCAAGAGCCTCTACGGCTAGTGCCGTATACGTAGGGTCATCCTTTGCCAGTTGAATAAGTGCGTCTACTGCCAACCTGTTTTTTGCGGTGTAGGTCAGGGGCCACTTGTCAGGTCCGAAGCCCGTAGCGTCGTCGTCGATTGCCCCCGTAATCTGATTGACCATATTCTGCGTTGCAAATGAAGGTCCTTCAAGACCGTCTCTGAGTTCGGCCGCCCGGTCTTTTGCCGCGTTCTTGACCATGTCTTGAACGCCTACCGCAAACCCGACCCGAGAGTCTTCAAGAGCTTTATCACCGGCGTATTTATTTTGAGAGACCTCAAACCGCGCTCTATATCCGGCAATACCGTTACCGAACGCTTTTTCCATCGCGACCCGGTCCCCGCCAGAATCAGGCATTGACCTAAAATAAGAAGCGGACTCTTCTCCGAACCACGCCATCGCGCCTGACGTATCCGCAAAGGCCGGATTAGTTGCCCTCATTTGTCCGATTACCGACTCAGTTTTGATTTCAAATTGACGAGCCAGAGCCTCCCCTACAGCTCTCCCCCGACCACGTTGAATGTGCGGATTCTCGCTTGGGTTAGCCAGCCCGTTTTCGACGAGCTTAGCCAAGTTCTCGTTATTCTTATTAAGCAGGGCCTTCATCGCGTCGTAGCCCGCCTTATCCTGCTTGCCTTCAAACCCTTTAACTGATCTACCCAGACTGACAAGGGATGAGCTGAGGGACGAGTAAGACTGGGAAAGCTCGCCAGCAAATCGAATCATAGGATCGACAGGCGCGAGAGTTTGAGAAGGTGCGCCTTCTGAACCGGGAGTTACGATCGTGTTGACCGGACTTGCCGTGACTCTAGGTGTGGGAGCTGTCGGCTGTCTGTATTGAGTCATTAACCACCTCCGCCGTAAGGATTATTCATGACCGCGTTCATGTAGTCGTCTGCTGAGCCTTGTCCAGCCTGTGCGAGCGTGTCGATACGGGCTTGCTCCGAGTTAATTGCCGGGTTATCCGTAGGACTGTAGACGTTCATCGCACTAGCGCCTGTGTTAAATCCGACAGACGCGAGATTAAGGCCCAACGCCAGTGTGCTAGGACCAGCAGGAGCCTGCTCAAACGGCTGCATAGGATCTGGGTAAGCTCGGTTCAGGACGGTCTGTCCCTGCGCTCGGAACCCTTCCATCTCCCTGTTAGCCTGCCTGATCTGACCTTCAAAGTTCATCCAGACAATGTTCGCAGTTTCCACGCTTAGCCGCTCAGCTTCGGCTTGAAGAGCGGAGACAGTTCTTCCTGCGGTTTCGTCGCGAGATACGGTGATCATCGACGACGAAGCCCTTGCTCCTCGGTGCGCCTTTTCAATCTCAGACAACGAAGCGCGTTTCATCTGATTTACGCGGTCCATCATCGCTTCAGTTTTCTGCGCGAAATCTGCGCGAACTGAAGTCGCCGTCTTCAAGTACGAGTCTTCCTTGAACTTTTGCAGTCGTCGTTTGTAATCGTTGTTGCGGCCAACTTGATCTGCGGCCTGACCTGCGGCGGCTTGCTGGCCCACAAAGTTCATAGCAAGAGAGCCTGCGGCAGCCACGCCCCCGAGAACAGTCATGGTAACTGGACACATAGATCAGCTTCTCCTGTTGTTGTTGATTAAAGCGAACTCGTAGAACGGCAGCCCCTCAGGGCCAAACGGTCGCTCTCGAATGAATGTAAAACCTAGCCACTTCACGAACTTGACATGTAGCTCGTTCCGCACGTCCATCAAGTTGAACACCATGTCATACGGTGCCATCAACCTAGGCAACGTGGTTTTGCAGAGTCTTAAAAACGCCGTGGGGTATCGTTCAATCTCTTCCGTACCCATCAGCCAAATGCTGCCGAAGTCTGGGATAAGCTCCACTGGGGCGATCCCGAACATTGCGATAGGTAGACCGTCAGCCGTTATCGTGTAGCAGCTAGGCACGCTGAGTTCCATACTGTTCGACAGAGACTCAACGGGATCTACCGTACCTGTAGCCGCAATCTCGGCAAGATCAGCAGGCCGCATGTCACACGCGATGATATCTATATCGACCCCTTCTGCTGGTCTGATATCTAATGCCATTAGAACCTCTGTGATGCGCGGTTAGTGTAGTAAGACTCAAACTCGACTGACTGAATGTTACTCGGCAGAGGCGTTGGGTTCAATATCTCGATCTTTACAGCATCTGATTGAGCGAATATAGGAAACCTGAAGTCTCCAGTTTCCGCAGGTACGCTTCCAAGGAAAGCCCCAGCGTTTAAGAACCGGCCAGAGAACGGGTACGTCGAGGTCGTGCCGTCATCGCCTCCGACGATCGGAGTAACTTGAACAGTGAACGACGCAGTCTCATCAAACACGATAGTCATATACCGAACTTGATGCCTTCCTGAGACGATCGCCTTCGCTCCGCCTCCTGACGTGTCTTTGAGAATAGGCTTAGTGAGTTCGCATCTCATCGTGTAGGACTTACCAATGTAGAATATGTCACCGCTTGCCGGTTTTTCAGCGATCGTCACAAATCCGGGGTCACTAACGGCTGGTGATTCAATCGTATTAAGTACTTCACCGTCTTGGGATACGACGGTCATAACCTCGCCCGCCCCAATCGTGTACTTTGCCGTACCCGTCCTACCGTCGTCGGTCAGCTTTATGTCCCATCCTGCTCGCGACGTGTTGTACATGCCGTTTATCGCAGTCTCAATCTGCTCTGGAGTACTGCCTAGAGTTCCGAGGCTGACCTTGACCCTACGGTCCAGACAGGTGACGTACGTAACGTCGTCGTCGGTCAGTCCCGTCTGCAAGTCCATCCGCTCGATAAACGTCTTAGTTCCACGAAGAGTAACGATGTAAAGCGCGTTCTCAATGAAGTGAATATCTACGATCGTACAGTCATCAAACGTGAACTTACACCACGCTGACTGAGCGCGTTGATTACCGGCGTTGAAGTACTTGTAAATGTAGATCGTGTTCGTAGTCGATCCCGTCTTACGGGCCAGAATAGCCAGTACGTCCTCGTGAGTAGATACGGTCAGCTTCTTGACTTCGCCTTCGATGTACCGAGGAGCTTGAGCAGACGCTTCGACAGCGTCGAACTGAATGTCGTTTTCGCCCGTCTTGAAGAACTCTCTAATGCCGCTGAACGTCCCTCGGTTAAACGCGAAGAACAGGGAGCGTCCTGCGGGGACAGGGTCAACACCGACAGTCACGTCGTAGTTTGTGACTTGGTTAATGATCGCAGTACGGGGGCTTAGGCCGCCATCAGCCCTCAGAGCAAACTGCGTACGCTCAGAGAACAGAATTAGACGGTCACTGAAAGCCTGCGCTTCCTTAAGCTCGTTCACTTCAGATCCGCCGACCGCCAAGTCAATGACTGCGCTGTCTAGGAGCTGGGATACTGTAAGCCTGAAGAAGTTGAAGAACTGAGCAGCCTCACTGAGGATGACGTTTTCTCCGCTAAGGAGAGCCAGCCTGTTCCTATAGAATGCGATGTTGCTTATCTTTTTTCCGAGAAACGTCGGGAACGGGTTAGTGAGGTCGTCCCCGGATTGACGATCAGCAAACTGAAAAGTGCTGTAATCGGAGTTCAAAGCTGACGTATAGCTGCCGTCTGACTCACTTGTTCGTATATCAGGCGTAGTACCGTCCGCTCTCTTCACGACGAACGTGCCGTCTGACTGTCTGATAAGGATATGAGGCATCGTGTTGTAGTTCCATCGGAACTTAACTCCGGGTCCTACGGTCTCCACCCACGTTCCTTTAGCGAAGTCTGCTGACCCGTTCGTCTCAAACTTGACGTAGTAGTCGTCAATATCAGAGTCAGGGTTTCCAATGATTTCGACGATGTAGCCATTCTTGCAGACGTTCGGTAGTTCTAAGAACTCTTGGACGCTGTCTTTGATGACCCCTACACCGTTGCCGCCAAAAGAGTCTTCAGCCGTCAACGTGAAGTCAATAGCCGAGCCTCCGGGGAACAGAGGGCCAGCCGCCTTCGCCTTCAGGAAGATGACACTTCCGGACACGCCTGCGTCAACGATCTCATCGAAAGTACTGCTGTCCGTAGTCTGCCCCTGTAGAGTGTTAAGTCCGCCAAAGGTGTTGCTTCCGATAGCCACGGTCTCAGGATTGCCGCCGTTCGCGCCTTTCTTGAAGTGGATCGTGATACCCAGTTCGTCTCTCAGCTTTTCAGTAGTGCTGATGTCCATATCAGGAATGACCGCGCTTGTGCCATTCACTAGGATGTCCGCAATCTGCTTAGTTGACGGGGGGGATACTTCAAAAGCGTACTGCTCTTCGTTCGCGGCAGGATCAATGTCTTTGACGACAGGCTTATGACGTAGCTCTACGAAAGCGTCATGCTCCGCTCCGTCATGGCCCACGTATTTCAACGTGATCCTGTAAGTAGCTCCTGATCCGCGTTCTTTAATCCAGACAAACCCCTCGTACTCTAGGTTTGTAGTGCCTCTAGAGAACGGGGTGCTGACTGCAAGGTCCTGCTGAACGACGATGTCCTTATTCAACAGGAATGTGACATCCGCAATAGTGACGGCTCTGAAGCTGTCCTGAGGAGTAGAAGATCTCAAGTATGCGTCAGGACCCACGTCGTACTTGACGATCTTTGCGGCTCCCGTAGTCAGGTCAGTCACATGGATTCCTGCCGTAGCAGACGACCTGTTCTTTTCGATAGAGACCATGAACTCTTCCGTGCTGTCCCTTGTTACGACGTGCGTGAACGCGGTCGAGACGTTGATAGATGATCCTGAGTCGCTTTTGATCTCGCCTACGTGGTTCGTAGGAGGACGCTTGACCAGACCTCCAACCAGATAAGGCACCCCGTTGTCAATAGCTTCAAGCTGATTAGGCAACCGTTGAGAATCAGGCTGCTGGGACACGCCTCCAGCAAAGTTAGGTACTGAAGTATTGACCAGCATTAAGTGGACCTCGTGCGAATCGCGTCAGGACGTGCGACGATCCTGTAGATGTCGTAGTGGTCAAAGATGCTGTGGTCAGCCGTGTCTGACTGAAACTCTTTAAGGAGAGCTAGGGCGCGGGCTTCGTCTTGTTGAGAGAAGCCGTGGTGAGCTTGAGAACCGACCATTCGGTCTTGGAAGATACGACCAGATCGAACAGTGACGTAGTTCTTAAATGGCTCTGGAAGCTCGTCCCAGTCGAACAGGTACGTGACAGTAGCTTTTACGTCGCTCGTGAACTCGTACGTGTTACTTCTGCGATCAAACAGCTTGTCTCCTCGCTGCGTAACGTCTCTTTCGTCGTAGCTCGTTCCGATAGAAGTCATGTCAATATCAATACGAACAACGTTGTCGCCTACAAGGATCTCCTTGGTAGTGGAGTCCGGGCTAAACGACACGTCTCTCTGAGTGTTGAAGTGCCATCCGTGAGTTTGGATCTCGCGGTTCACTTCTTTCAGAATGTTTCGAGCAATCGCAGCGTCCGCATTCTTCTGGGCATCCAGAGAGTTGATGGGAGGCTCTCCGACAGCCGAGAGCATCGTGTTGACTGCTTCAAGTTCAGTGGCTCTGTTAAGTGCCATATGTTCCTCCCAAGGTATGAAAAAGGGGCCGCCCCTGCAAAGCAAGGACGACCCCCGAATGGAGACTCATGTCTACCAGTGTAGCAGAATCAATCAGGTGTCGCACTCGATTTCGATGCAGGCTTCTGCACGAAGAACGCCGTGGCCCATAGCGTACTTAGCCATGAGCAGCGTTCCGAGTCGATCCATGTAGTACTCAGACTCCATAGACAGATCCATCAGCTTCACCGTACCGACAGCTTCCGTCTGGAAGACGCAGCCGACAGTATCTCTGAAGTCACCGTCGTAACCCGCATCCGCAACCCCTGACACATCGTTGTTGACCGCAGGGTCAGTTGAGATGGCATAGGTCTGCAAAGTCGGGACGTGGTTGGACTTAAGAATGCGAACGCCGTAAGCCGAGACGATGACACCGGAAGCAATGGAACCATTACCGTCGTTGCCGTAGTCGCGGTTAAGCGCATCGTTGTTCTCAGTGACCAGCTTGTAGTACTGCGAAGGTGGAAGCAGACAGTAACGCCCTTCTGATGGGACGTTCTTCTCATCAAGAACCTCGGCTGCCGTAGCAATCCCGTCCAAGATGTGTGCGCCAGTGCAGGTCGTCGTATTAATGTCAGCTACGCCCTGAACAATCTCGTTACCCGCTGCGCTAGAGTCACCCAAGTTGATCTTACAACCGCCGTACGTCTGACGACCGCCAGCCGTAAGCGTGTTACCGAAACGGTCGGTCGCGTTACGCGCACCGCCAATCACGGTCTGAATCAGGTTGCGGTCGGCGGTGTAAGCCAACTGTCGCCCGATTTCGGTCGAATAAATGGACCGAACTTCGTAGTGATTCTTTGCTTCATCGATATCCGCAAGGAATGCCGAGGAAGTAAGAACACCGTCGATTGCGATCGTGACCTCAGAGTGGGCCATGTTCGTAAGATACTTGTTCGCATTGGACTGAGCAAGAGCCTCAGAATCCTGATTACCAGAGATCGTGTTGGTCACGTTCTGGTGGAACAGCGATTCACCGGGAGTGTGGTAAGCAGCACCTGCAACGCCCGTGGTCGGGAACTGCGCGGACTTACCACTGGTGATCGTTCGGACACGATGCAGAGGCATCATGATGTTACTTTCTTCAAATGTGGTGAGAACCTCGCCACTGAAGACCTTTAGGAACAGGGCATCCGTGTCGGCACCGAAATCAATCGAGCCTAGACGTGATGGCTGTGCGCCAAATTGAGATGAAGACATTTGTCTTTACTCCGTAGTTAAAAGTTTTAATTAGAGACAACAACGTGATGGCTGTCTCGGTAACTAAGGAGTCTCAGTTATCCACCGCAGCAGGCCGGGAACCATTGTTCCTCGACATGCCATCACTTACCAAGCACGGCACGACCAGTATCTGGCCGAAAACTTGTCCTTGGCAGTAGAGCATTTGTGACGCGCACGGAAAGACTTCCGCCGCGCCGGGTTACTTTTCTTGATAGTCATGTTCGCATCGCCGAACCGGATGATCTTTTCTTTACCACCCTTGCAGGCTTTGACGACAGACTTCTTGCCACCCTGCACAGACCTTCTCGGCTTGTTACAGGGCATGTTCTTCTTGCCGACGCGGCGCTTAGCCACTACTTCTTCCCTTTAGCGGGCTTCTCATGGCCGTACCCCTTACCCTTTAGTTCAAGGTGTTTCTTCATCGTGGTCGCCTTAACAGCCTTCCCCGCTTTAGAGTACATCATGTGGGGAGTAAATTTTTTTCCTATTTTCCTAGCCATTACCTGCCCTTGCTAATGAGCTTCAAGAACCAGTCCTTGAAACACATGCCTGCGACAAATCCGCCGACAGCAATGAGAGCCATGAACCATGCGGTGCCAAAGAAGCCGGATACGGTAGCGATAATCATTGTCTCTTCTCCAGAAGAATCTGTTTGATGGTCTTGTATGTCCACGCGGCACTGATCATTCCCGTGAACACGATGGCCGGTGCGAATAAGTAGTGCGAATAGCGGGCGACGACGTAGTTCAGGACCACGAGTAGCAGTCCGCCAATTACCGGATACCACCCCTTGCGGCCAGAGGTGACAACAAGCAGTACCATCCCGGCTATCAGACACAAGCCGCCGGTCACAGACAGTACCGTCAACGGTTCCGACTCGGCGGACTCCTTGAGCTGATTAACGGCTCTCGAAGTCTCGACAGGAACAGTCGTCTGACACCCGACAAGTAACAAGGCCGCAAGCATCAAGCATCCGTAGTTCACAGGATGTCCGAGTTAGCAAGCCTTGTCTCTACGTCTTTTCGGTACGCACGGTCGTCTCTGTATCGAGGGTCTTTCATGGCCGACGTAAGCTCAGCCAAAGATCTGTAGCCCGAGTATGACTGAGCCGCGCTCGTGTCTCCTTGGATAAGGTTACCGCTACGGCCTCCTGAGGCTTCCCATCGAGCCTTAAGACTGCGAACAGCAAACGTCATTTGCTCCATGTTCCCTTGAGTCACGGCCTGATCAAACGCGTTCTGGTCAGCTTCGTCAAGGTGCTGCGTAGCCCACTCGATCATCTGCTCATACGATTCAGACCCACCGACTTCGTTCTGGACGCCCTGAATCTCAAGCTGAAGGCGGGCCTGCTGTCCTGCAATATGAGCTTCGACAACTTCCCTTGGGAGACCCCAGTCAACCATCTGCTGCTTAGACTCTTCAGATACTTCTCCGGTCATCTGAAGCTCTTGTCCAAACGCGGCAAAGTCGTCATTTGACAGAGGCTCAAGCTCGCCTTCCTGAGTTTCTTCAGGCTTTGACTGAGACATCATTCCTTCAAGCTCGTTATACGCCTTAGCCATGGCTTCCGGGCTGACGAACTTATCAGGGAGCCACTCGGGTCGCTCAGGAGATTCCGTAGACTCCTCCATCATCGACTCTTCTGCGGGCTGCTCTTGCTGAGCCTCCTGCTGCTGTTGTAGCTCGGCTTGCAGGCTCTGCTGCATCTCCGCTTCTTGGGCCGCGCCTTCGGGGTCGCCGTCTCTAACAATTTCTACTTTCTGGTAATCACCCATTAATAAGCTCGCTTTCTTGCGGGTTTCCGCTTTTCTTTAGGCTTGCTGACCTTCTTATTAGGACTCGCTTTCTTAGGCTTCTTAGCCGTCTTTGCGGATTCCTTAAAGTCTTTCGAGGACGGTCGTCCTGACTCACCGGCTTTTCTCATCGTCTCTCCGGATCCCGCAGCAATGCGATTCCGTTTGTTCTTGATGTTTTCATAAAGACCTTTCTTAGCCATGTCTACTCCTGATTCATCGCACGCTGCGCGACCGCAGGAACAGCGGCTTGGGCTGCTTGTTGAGCCATCTGCTGTTCCTGTTGTTGTTGCGCCATTGCCTGCATCTCTTCTGGACTACGTACGAGACCGTCAGTGTCGATGCCCAGTGCAGACGCTCGACGAGCCATGTACTCACTGATGTTAATATACTGTCCCAACGCCTCCGGGCCAAGCATCTGAGCAATACCACTGAGGTAAATATCGAGACGATTAAGGTCGTTGCCTCGTCCCAGAGCCTCAATACCTGTGACAATTGCGGGCTTTATCTTGTCCTTCGGCAGTTTCGGAAGTTTCTTCTGCTTCTGCATCCGGTCCATCATTCGGTTGACGAGTGGGAGCTGGAACTCCATGCTCAAGACGCTGTAAATGCCGCCTAGCTGTCGTTCAATGGACTGAGTGACTAATCGGACTTCCTCGGCAGTGACACGATCCGCATTACGTATCGTTGATTCAGTAAGGAGGAAGGCATACGCGAGACGGTCGTTAATCTGTTGAGTCGCACTGAGCGCAACACTGAAATCGTTCGCTTTTTGTGTCTGGAGTACCGATACATCTGCTGCTGTTCCCTCACGTATTGCGCCGTTAGGGCTTTCACTAAGCGTACGCGCTCGTGTTGTCCCGTTGGGGTTTACCAAGAACAGGACCTTTGCCGAAGCAGCAGCCCCCTCCACGATGGCTTTGGTCAGCCCTTCAAGACTCTGGAGATCTCCAAAGTACTGTTCGACGTAACCTCGACCGTAGCTCTCTCCGTCCACCCGCATCATCCGAAGGGCGATAAACGGGGACTTGTCCTTGGGGTACTGCTTGTACGTGCTTTCAATGATCTTGCCTTTGACCTCTTGGACGACTTCAATCTTCCCGTTATCCAGCGTTTTCTGCATGGTATACAGGTCGCACGTATCTTCCGAAGCCCCGCTCTCCGCATAGACAAAATCTCGGATATCCGCAGGAAGAACCGATGGGTCAACGGTCTCTTTCAAGATGATCATGCGAGCGTTGCCTGACGGGTCTCGCTTGATGACGTAACGATCCAAGTGGATGACCCGCATGGGGCCTTCGTCGGGCAAGTACAACAGAGCGTTGCCTGTGACGACCAAGTGTCTCAGGGCCTCGAAGGTTCCCACACGGATGTTGTTCACTTCAATCTCTTTGGCAACAGCTCGCTCAATGTCGGCCAGAGATTTTTCTACTTCGTTCTTGATGGCGGGATCAACAGCGTTCATCTTCGCCTTTTCTTCCTCGTCGATTACGAGCCTGAAGAACGGCGCATTAGGGGGCAGTAGAGACATCAACAAAGCGGAGCTGAGATTAGCCACCCCACGAGCGCCCGTAGACTGGTACGGGGTAGGGAACTTTCGGCTATTCGTAGAGCCTGAGTCGGGCATGACGGTCGGAATCGTCAGCCTAGCAGAGTCCCTCGCTCTCTCCAGATAGGAGTAGCGGTCTGACTCGCACTTGGCGTACTGGCCCGCAATCGTGTCCGAGCTGTGCGTCATCCGTAGTTAATCCCCGTCACGGGTGAAGGACCGGAAGTCATACCTACGCCGCCCACGAAAGGCTGCCCAACCCCTTTAGCGCGGGCGATAGCAAGCATTGACTTTCCTGAAGACTTGTCGCCGCGCTTCTTTCGGTCTCGAAGGGCTTTGATCTGGACTCTCTTCTGAGTAGATTTAGCCTGACCGCCCGTAAGAGTCTGCGCTCTCAGGATCTGTCTAGGTGGGGGCGGGATTGTCACAGGGGGGGGCGCTTGGGGAGGATCCATGCCAAACCAGTCATCAAGAACGTTATTACCACCGTCGCACATTTTTACCCCCTACAGGACTGTCTCTTGCTGCTCTTGATATATGGCGTTAAGAAATCGGACCACGGACCGTTGTCCGCTGGCAATCCATATCTCTCTATCAGTCCACTTAGGATCGGCGGACTGCTCAGGCCATCGTTTGTTCAGCTCTACCATAAGAGCTTCTGGAATTGTCGGAAAATTGCGTTCGTTACTCATTCCTTATAGTCATCCTTTTCGGTCTGGGAGTACGCGTAAAGCAGTACGCTGTAGTTGATTAGGTCCAGAATCGTGTCTTTCAGGGCCTCGTCCTTGGTTTTGAACACCCCATTATGAGAGAACGTGATTAGACGGGACAGCTTATCCGTCATTCGGACCAAAAACCCCGTCTTCGTGTCCGTAATCCCTAGCTTCTCCACCCTCGTGAAGTTCAGGAACGGGTCACTCGCGTCCTTCCCTCCGCTGTAGTCGTGGTTCTTAGCTTCCATAAGGACGCGGGCTTCCTCAGTCATCTTCATGTGGAGGCGGATTAGCTGGTCTCGATCGATGGGTTCCATAGTTTTACCTTACTTTTCTTACGGTCGTATTCGCCCCATCTCAGGATGCGAGCTACGCGGGCCTGAACTAGGGCTTCTCTCTCGGACAGGCCAGCGTTCGCGTACGCAGCGACGACCTGTTCCCAGTCACAAGATTCATCCAGAATCCGGGCCGCCCTTTTAGGGCCTATCCCCGGACAGCCGCTGTAGCCGTCAACCGCATCCCCTGTCAACGACTGAGTTAGATGCAGACGATCAGCTTCTTCTTCGCTCACCTCGATCACGCCTTCCTCAGGCTTTCTCGGGTTGTAGTGAAGTCCCGGTATAGTCAGCAAGTCTTTATCAATGGTGACGATGATCCGATCCCCGGTCATTCGTCGGCAACCAAGCCAGCTTACTGACTTAGGCATACCCGCCAGAATGCCAAGAATGTCGTCGCCCTCAAGACTAGGCTCCTCACATACCGTGTAGACAGCCCTCGTATACTCTTTGAGAGCAGGAAATCCGAGAGGTTTACGCTTGCTTTTCCTGTTGCTTTTATATGTGGGGAGTACGTCTTTGCGCCAGTTCGCTCTGTCGGTGTAGGCGACGTAGACGTTAGTCGCGTCTAGCTTCTCTTTGATGTCGGCTATCCAGCAGTCGAATCTCTGCGTAGCTTCTCGCATATCGCAATGGAGAGTCCATACATCGTTGCCCCAGTCCCACGCGGTTTCGCACGCAAGCAGGACTTCATATATGACGATGTCGCCGTCAAGAAGTAAATTCCTCGTCATCAGGAGCGCCTCCGGCCTGTATCGCGATTCGGCCTAGCTCGATTAAGCCTACGCAACTGTGATAAGAACCACTGAAGGCTACAGTGAGATCTTCAGTCTGTCTAGTTCTTTGAGCGGATCCTAAGACGACAAGCTCGTCAAACCTTTTCTGTAGCTCTTTGATCATGTCGTCACTAGGGACGAATTGTAGGTCAGTCACGAGGCAGCCTTTTTTATGGATTTAAGCCGGATCTTAATTGACTCGCGCATCGCGGACCCCGGCGGATACTTCTGAATACGTGACATAAGTATAGCTTGAATACGCTTATCAATCAAAAACTCAGCAAGCTCTTCGGCTATCGAGGAGGCCGTAGGACCGTACGCGCTCCACATAAAAACGATCCTATTCAGTGCCGTCTTTCTTTTAGCGACCGCGCAACTGCCGCCGAACACTTCATGCATTTTTTCAATGACGCACCGGCTAGTGGACTCCACCCTGAGGTGAGGACCTCCGTTAAACAAAAAGCATCCTTCGCCGTCTACGAGACCTGCTAAGTACGCTACATCAATGCGTCTCTGCCCAGTTGGCTCCAACACGATATTCCCCCGTTAGTGGACACTTGAACCCTAGGGTTTCCCCCGCCTTTTCCATCGCCTCCACTGCGCTGATCCCGACCTTGTGAGTGATCTCTTCAGGGACTTCAAGCTGTAGTTCGTCGTGAATATGAGCGACTTGCTTGACCCGCTTGTAATACTTCTGATCGACGAGGTTAATAAGACTCTTCTGCCTGATCGTTGACGCGAGGTTGCACGTTGCCTCTTTCATCGCGATCGACCCGGCGGACTGAAGCAGTAGGTTCAGCGCACTGTGCTTCGACCTGACCCTGAGAGTACGCCCATCGATAGCCTTCAATACCCCCAGTTTGTCTGCCCTGAACTCGACAGCGTCCTTCAGCTTCTTCAGCGCAGGCATCCGATTCAAGAAGACGGTCTTAAGGTGGCTGCCGTCACGGGCCGTGCCTCCCACGATCTTACCAATGCGGGCCGCGCCTGCTCCGTAGAGAAGGGCGTACACGAAGACTTTCGCTTGGTCTCTGTTGTCCAGACCTGCCGCATCCTTATTGATCTCATGGATGTCACCTTCAAGGATCGCGTCACGATACAGTCCGTTGTCGTATCTAAACGTGTAGTGAGCAAGGCACCGAAGTTCTAGGCCGCTCATATCTGCACCCACTAGACGAAACCCGGCAGGAGCGCAGAACAAGCTGCGGCACTCGAAGCCCCAAGGAGCTGACACTCTAGGCACCTGAGCGACGTTAGGCTTGCTGTGCGTACATCTCGTTGACACTGCGCCGCAGGGATTGACGCGACCATAGATTCGACCGTCCTTCTCCAGCTTGATCCACGCCTCTCGACCCTCGGCCACTTGCCCCAGTCGCTTGCCTAAAAGCAGATACTGGATCAACGGCTTGCACTCAGGGTATTCAAGACCTTTAAGAACCGTCTCATCGATCTTCGGACGGCCCTCAGGAGTGAACTCCGTAGGCTCCCATCCGTGCTTCTGGATAAGACCTTTCGCGATCTGATCCCGTGAGCCGGGGTTAAACGGTATTGTTTTGACCCTCTTTTCCCCGGCGAGTAACCGAGACCTGAGCTTTGCGGGACAATCCTTCTTCTTGTCATATTTCGCATCAGTCTCCGGATCATAGTAATACAGAGGTGTCTTCATGGGGATGGTCTGTGGAGGGAACGCCGTCTTCAGTTCCTTCTGTACCTCGTCCTTGGCAGCCAGCAAGGATCCGTGCAGCTCCCTAGCTGCGTCTACGTTGAAACCGATCCCGTTTCTCTCTTGTTGAGAAATTGTGGCCGCGAATTCGTGTTCCAACACGGTGGGGTTTTCAGGCACGTCCTCAGCCTTGATCTTGTTCCATAGGGCAAGAGTAACCCGGACATCTTGGACACAGTACTCGCCCATCTCATCCGTGTACTCGTCCCAGCAGTTGTCCTGCTCACCGTAGTCACCCTTATGCATCCCGAGCCTGTAGCCCCACGCCTTCAGTGAGTGGCGGCCAGCAAACTTCTTCGGAAAGTCAACGTTGTGCCAGTCCGTGTTGGCTATGTCAGGCCACAGCATTCGAGACATAACAAGCGTATCTCTGACACAGCCCGTTGGCTCCCATTCAGGGTAAAGACGTTGGATGGCCCGAACGTCAAACTCCTGAATGTTGTGACCTATAATTACATCAGCGAGTCGAAGCTCCTCAAGACCTTCTTCAATAGTGACGAGACGTGGATCGTCTCCGTTAGTTGAGAGCGCGACACAGTGGATCTTCTTAAGACCAAGTAAGGTCCGGAAGCACTTGATGCCGTTCGTCTCTATATCAAACACGACAGTGTGCATGATGTCTTCTTTCTGTTGGGAATCCCAACACTAATCGTTCGGTAATTCTACGACTTCTGGAGCCGACCATTCATTCAGCCGTCCGGTGTCACTACTGTACTCCAGTACGGTAGACACGCCCGTCTCTCCAGCGTATCGATTCTTCAGTACTCTCAGAGCCATGTGGTTCGACGTACTGCCGTCCTGCTGATCACGCTCACATCCGATCACAGCATCACTGAGCTGGGCGATAGCATGAGATCCTCGGAGCTGGCTCAGGCTCGTCACCCCGCCCTCCTCATGAGACCTACCGTCTGGCCTGCGGAGGTGCGAGACCAATACGAGGTGGATGTTCGTTTCCTCTACGAGTGACCGCAGCTTCGTCATCGTATTGTCGATGGTCCGACGCTCGTCTCCTGACTCAAGCGCGCTGACGACGATGCTCAGGTGATCAAGGAACACGTACTTGCACTCCATTGCTCGGGCCATGTATCGAACACGAGTCAGTAGGTTGGCAGGGTCAATCGAACCCCAATGGTCGTACAGCACCATGTTGCCGGAGCCGACAGTAGCGTCGAACGCTTCCTTCTTCTGCTCCATAGTGACGGTCTGGTCAGTCCAGAGGTGTGGCGGAATGTTCATGCGGAGTCCCATGATGAACTCACTCGTCTTCTTGACTGACTCTTCCAGCGCGATGTACCCCACCTTCTGGTTCATGTCCATCAAGTAGTACGCCAGCTCACGGGCAACACTCGACTTACCAATCCCGGTGCCTGCTGTCAGCGTCACGAGTTCTCCTCCTCGCATACCAAACAACTTATCATTCAGACTGGGCCAAGGGTAAGGTATCGACGGGGTCTGAGTGTCGTCGGTGATGACATCCCAAAGCTCCTCGCCCGGTACGACACCGTCAGGACGAAAAGACTTCGCGCTGTATACGGCATCAATAAGCTCTTTGACCTTGCCGTCAACGACGCAGTCATTAGCATCCTTCAATGGCATACCTGTAACGATCTTGGCTTTGCCGGGACTAAGCTGCTGGGCCGCCTCAAGAGCTGCGGCTCTGCCCTGCGAATCCTGATCGAAGCACAGGACGACACTGTCGAACGACTCAAGCCAGTCAATGTTCTTCGCAATAACGCGGGCAGCAGACTTAACTCCGTTGGGTATGGAAACGACAGGCCATGTGAGGTTAAACACTTGAGATACGGAGAGCGCATCAAGCTCACCCTCAGTAATGGTCACCATCTTGCCCGAGTCACGCCAGAGATGTGATCCGTACAAGGACGCTTTCTTAGGGTCGCCCAGCCACTTGAACGTCTTATCGACAAACCTCAGCTTCTGGGCAACGAGGTTGCCAGCTCCGTCTTTGTAGTTCGCTACCTGTACCGGGCGACCTTCATAGGTTCCGATACCGTAGTCAAACTTCTTGCACGTGTCTTCTGATATGCCTCGCTTATGCAGCGGAGCAACTTCGTATTCAATTAATCCGGTCACTGTATGAGTCTCTTTCTGTTCTACCGGGTTTCCATCCCCGCGTTCGTAATAGTCACAACCAAAGCAGTACGCGTGATTGTCCGTGTATCTCGCAAGATTATCTTTCGAGCCACATCTTGGACAAGGCTCGTGTCTTAGGAACTCGCTCAACTCTAGCTACCTCCAATGTGATGCCCGCCTCCTCTGAAAACTCCTTCGCCATAGAGGCCCAGACCAGTTGGTCATCGTCCCCCCATACGACTCCATTCAGAACGTCGAGGGTCTTGAAGTAATTATCAACATCCCCATTGGGGGTAGCTCGCTTGGATGTGCGGGGCTTCACAACGTGAAACACTGCTGATACTGCGAGACTACCCTCCAACGGGAACGATCGAGGTAACTTTGCATCTGAAAACAAATGCGCAGCGGTCTTGATGAATTCCGTATATCGCTTGCCGTAGTAACACCGGCCCGTCCTAGTAAACCTAGGTCTGGACGCAGGGACGGGATCAATAGGAATGAATACGGACCATCGATGAGAGCCTCGAAAGGCTTTCACTTTGACCTCAGAAGTCGAAGTCTTCTTCGACGCTGCTGGTGCTGCTTGTCTTCTCATTAGTCACAAAGCCCTCGACAACATCGAAGCCCCAGTCATCGCCCACTGACGACCCGGACTCACGAAGCTCAACCACTTGGACAACCTTCAGGCGCAAAGAGATCCCTGCACCCACCATCGGACTGACGTACGGGACGATTTCGCAGCCGACAGAGATACGACTACCCTGACCAACCTCGACTGTCGTGGTGTCAATCGGAGCCTTCTTGCTGTCCATGACAATCGGACGCTGCTCCCACCTGTCGTCGCCGTTGACACCGATAGCCTTCAGCTTGAACTTGAAGACCCAGTTGCCGGTCTCGTTACCGCCATCATCCACTTCTTCGACGAACGGGAGATCCGCTCGCTTCTTAAGAGCTGGCT